ATGAGGGAAAAATTGCTCGATTTGATGAAAAACGAAGGATTGAAGCCGAGCCAGCTTGCAGAGCAGCTCGAGATCAATCCCGCCGGAATATCCCACATTCTCGCAG